CTGCCCCCACCACCTCCTCCTCCACCACCAGTGCCAGGAGGTATAGTACCAAGATTACCATACGCTGCATCCAGGATGGTCAGATTACCATTGATGGCCTCATCCCACGGCTCCTGATCAAAGTCAGGTAGTGTCAGTCGTAGGACAGGGGTATACTGAGGCATCGTTATCTCCTTATCCCACCATGCAGGTATGCAAGTGATACGCTGATGATCCTGAGCTTACGCTTGGTCGCACCGATCAGTCGTAGCTTCAGCAGCTTGAACTTGGTGTTGAAGCCAAACGTCCGCTCATCGATTGTTCTACGGCCACCACCATATGGTGTATCCCCGTATGGTGAGTTGCCATAGCCACCTGCCTCACCACCTACAAACTCCATTGACAGCATAGGCATACGCTGTCCTTTGTACTCAATGAGGTTGTCTACGTATGCTTCAGTAGTGAATGGAGCATCACCTTCTGTATCGAATGAGATGTACTTGATGTACTTGATGTCCATGCGATGCTTGAAGTCAGCCCAAGGGAACTCCCATTCGAATGCTATGGGTTCGCCACTACCTGAATTGACTGTTGAGTCATTCAGGCGATCTGCGCCGATGCCATCTGCATTGTCGAAGTCATATGTATACAGCTTGTTGCCACGACTGAACACAATGTTCTGCAACGCAGTGCGACATGCTGACTGCCATACCCAACCCCGAAGGCGTGCCCATGCCTGTATCTTCAGCGTGGGGATGTTCGTGTAGCTGAAGCAGATGGTCTCTTGGATCGCACCGTCTGCATCGAACACAGGCATGAAGATCATATACCTGAAGTGTCTCAGGTCATACACTGCAAACACATACTTCTGTATTTGTGACACAGTGAGACCTTGCACCAACCCAGTGATCAGAGGGTCAATGAGTTGGCTGATCCTGAGCGGTCGCAATGTGTTGAACAGATTAATGCGAGTGACCGAGTTGATGCCAACGTTATCGTTGAAAAACGTGTCATCCCCAACTGATACAAGCGAGCGATGTGCAAGACAACCATACTCCTCGATGAAACCATCATCTGTAGGTGTATGAACCTCTGGGGTTCCTGTATACACTCCAAGGTTGAGAGGCAGTACACCGCGTTCAAACGTAACGAGGAGCTTGTCACGGTATGCCACCATGCCTGTGATCGTAGCGTCACCAAGTGACACACGTGGACCCAAGTCTATGTTCACTGCATCATTGGGTGCAGGATCACCAAGGAATGTTCCACTCGTATCCTGTTGACTGACGAAGATCGTGCTCGGATCAGATGCCACACCTGCAATGATAACATACCGACCGTGTGCAATCACATACAATCCAATGGGCGTGTTAATGTTAGACAGCGTTGCTAGATCTACAAGGAACTGTACGATCAGGTAGTTAGGATCAGCAGGACGACCAGCTACGATCAATGGTTTGTCTTTGCCATTACAGATTATCAAATCACTGTTGAACACAGTGAAGTTGACTGCCTCAATGCCTCCAGTCCAAGCATTGTCTGCTGTGTTGCCAAGCCCTTTGAATGTGATCGCACCAGTCCCATCGGTAGTTATGATGTCTCCATTGGCTTGCACTGACCAGATGAGGCCAGCGAAGTAGGTGTGATTAATGATCAGTGATGGATCGACAATCTTATCAGTCAGTAGCTTCGTGCCAGGACGCAATGACTGACTGCCATCAGTGCCACGTTCGAAGTTGTCTAGCGTCTTAGCGAACTTCGGTGACATGTTCAGGTCAGTATCAGTCACATTGAGGCCACCCTCAAACGACCTTACAGTGCTGATTTGTAGGTTGCTCTGTGGCTGCTGGCCACGTGGGTTGAGATTACCTGATGTCTTGGTCAGATACATGTCACGCCGTTGTGCTGTCTGTGATAAGCCCCAGTGCAGCAAGAGCAGTACTCAATGCTTTGCCTGCTGTGTTGCCTGCCCATGCTCCTGTCACATTGGGCTTGGCAATCGGTGCGGTGTTGAACCCGACGTTGCCATTGATCCTAGTGGGACTACCAAGAGTGATCACTCCTGTGCCGAACGCATTGATGTTTAATCCGACATTGGTATCTGTTCCGCCACTTGCTACATGGGATGCAATGGTTGGTGCCGATCCATTAGCAACACTGGTAATCGAGACATCATTGAATGCAGTGCCAGTCGTGAAGAACTCCGCAACGTTCCCATTACTGCCCTTGATAATCGTCCGTCCAATTCCATCGCCAACAACTAGAGCGTTGCTGCCGTTCACATACATCATGTTTAGATCAGCACCAACAGAACTTTGGCTCATTAGTGCAGCGAGGTTCTGTATTTGGAAGTTGACGCGGCCAGAGTAAGATGACGTAAGACGAAAGTTACAACCAGATGCTAATGGAAATACTTGTGTAGTGACGCTGCGTTGTGTCGATGCTGTCGTGTCTGTGTAATCAAACTCCACTGTCTGAGAAGAAAAGCCAGGAACACGTGTCGCGCCTGGAGATGTCTGCATCCCAACATACAAAGCACAATCTGCTCCTCCATCACCAGATGCAAATGACTGTCCCCAATGTCCTGTCGATCCGGAGAATGCATTGGCAGCATAGGCGATCCAACCAGATGGGATTGTAGGAGTAGGACACCATGCTGGTGTCCATATTGAGTTTAGGCTGCATCGAATGACTGTGTTTGGGTTGTGGGCATAACAGTCATACTCATTTTGCACACGTCTAGCTCCCATCGCTAGACAGGCGACCTGATCGTTACCCGTGGTAGTGTCTGTGCATTGTGTAGCTGCACCATAAGCAACTGTATTGTCTCCTGCACAGACCGCAGTTGTCTGAATAGCAATGCCAACACCTGCACGCACAGAGACAGAGCCATAGAATGGTGACTGCTGAAACGCCGGACCACCAGGCATGACTGTAAGTGCTGCGGTGATCAGCCCAAGCTGAGATCGGTTGTGATTTGGATACCAATACTGCAACTGAGTAGACGCACTCTCTGGGCCAAATTGCACATAGAGCTTGTCAGGCACGGTATCGGGCACGTTGGGATATGGTGTAGTGCTAGTATCAATGATGGCAAGGTTCCGTGCTTGCGGAGCACCTGTCATCGTAACTAAGCCTGTTGTGGTTCCTCCAGCAGATGGTAGAAAAGGTCCACCAGGAGGAAGTCCAACTGCGTATAGCCTATCCACATACTGCTTCGTTGCTGAATGGAATGACTGCGTAGGATCACCTACCAATGTCAGGTAGCCATTCATCATATCACCAGCACGTGACACACGCTCACTGAATGCTTGGTTCAACTTGTCTGCTCGCAGTGGATCTTCGCCACGAGTAAACGATGTCATCGTTCCTGTTCCGCTCATGCCAATGGGTCCTGATCCAACACAAAGAAGTCGCCATCCCAACCACCATCTGTGGCTACCATGTCTTGCCAGTTGTATCGACCATCGAGTGCAATGGGATGCTGGCTATACTGTGCAATCATCTTCTTCCTACGATTGGCTGCCAACACCTGATACTTGTTCACCTGTGCTGGCACAGTGCCATCATCGACCGCATACATCCAACATGCATCGAATAGCAGTAGCAGCTGATCAAGGTATACCTTGTCAGTCAACGCCATCGGCTGTGTTGGCACCTGTTGTGCCCACACGGTCACAGTACCTGTTGCACCAGTAGGCCAAACACGGAATGGACGATTGGGTATCGTGCTATCTGCACTGATGTATCGTATCCTGCCTGCACCTGTCAGTGCAAATGGATTGATGGACTGTGGCAGTTCAGGTATCTTGTCATGCCTGCCTTCCTGATACACACCTGCGACGTTGCCATACTCGTCTATGGAACTGATCGGTCCTACCAAGTCAGCAGCCAACAGGCCAGTAGCAGGATCAACTGCAACCTGCTGATACAGCATCAGCATGGGCCACCACATCTCTTGGACTTCAAGCAGCAATGCATTCTGCACGAACTGCTGCAACCGTGGTGTGGCATATATCTGTGTAGCCAGTCCAGGCACCTGAGACAACTCAGTGATTGCAGCCTTCACAACGTCCTGCACAGTTGGTGCTGCCATCCTATCCTCCACAAAGAACTAGCGGCGTGGGATGGGAAAGGGACCGCCACGCCGCTAGCCTCAGACAGTCACAACGGCTCACCGGCCCTGGTTACGCTGCGAACTGCCTGATCCCATGCAGACCACCATTGTTGGCGGTGTTCACATCATTCACGAAGTCGAATGCTGCACTGATGATGGTCGTTCCATTCAGTGCCGTGGTAGGAACATACGTGCCTCGTGGATCACCTGTCGTAGCAGTCTGTGGATCAGTCAACACACCAGCAGTGAGTGTGCCTGCTGCTGCTGCAACACCATTAGCGACTTCCCAACTGACACGGATGGCCTTGTATGGCAATCCAAGTCCTGTGCCACTACCAATGTTCACAGTCGTCGCAGCAGTGAAGTTGTCGATGACAATGTTGTTGAAGTCCTTGAATGCCTTCTTCATCTGCACAGGTGTTGCACCTGCCAATGTGACACGTTCAGCGATTGGTTGATGCAGGTAGTCCCATCCATTGACAAGCACCGTGCTAGT